GGACGATGGCACGCCGTATTCCCACCTCAAGGTGGAGGATCTGAAGAAACACATGGTGGACATGGGCATGCACCCCTACGGAAACGAGATCCTGTACAACGGTCAGACGGGTGAGATGATGCAGGCTGAGATCTTCATGGGTCCGACGTTCTACCAACGCCTGAAGCACATGGTGATTGATAAGAAGCATTCTCGTGCGCGCGGTCCGATCGTGAGCCTGACTCGTCAGCCGTGCGAGGGGAGGTCCCGTGATGGTGGACTGCGTGTGGGTGAGATGGAGCGCGATTGTATGCTGTCACACGGCATCTCGGTGTTTACCAAGGAGCGTCTGATGGATGTTTCCGACCCGTTCAAGACGGGACTCTGCAAGACCTGTGGCACGCTTGCCGTGGTCAATCCGGTGGAGGGAATCTACTCGTGCGGTGCGTGTGGCAACAAGACGGACTTTGTCATGAAGACCATCCCGTACGCCATGAAGTTGTGGATGCAGGAGCTCGAGGCGATGCACATCACCCCGAAGCTGATCTTAGAGTAGAACGACGGCGCCGTCTTCCACCCATCGCTCCCATAATTGGATTAAAAACAGCTTCGGCATTCTGCACCACAACTTTAGGGTCTGAACACCACACTCGGTATCCTACATCATCGCACATGCTATTTGAATACACATCATATTTGCTAAACTGACGCTTAGGGGCGCCACTGGTTTCGCGCCAGTAATCACTGTTAAACGCATCGCACGAATGGTCTTGAAATCGCTGAAGATACTCGTCCATGATCAATGTCATTTGTGCCTTGTCGCGACGGGCACATGCTGTGCGGAACTCATTGTCCGTGCGGATTGTATCCATAATCCATCGTATCTGGAGGTTTGCTTGTCTATCTTCTGTTGCCGTCCACACGAGTCCAGACCACATGGATTGCTTTGCTTTTTCATCTCGTACGAACTGGCGCAAGAGTGTACCCGAGTTGGTCAGACACATCGATCCGTTTGGATTATCAATAATATACTTCAGAAGCACGGGCCGAATCAGAGAAGTAAGACGCTTAAACCAAAGGCTCACACCGGCCTTGCATCTTGCGAATGCCGCAGCATCACTGCCTCCTCTTTGCCGCTGCGTAGCTCGTCGCCCCATTGTGTGTTATCTGATATTTTAACGCTTACGTCGAGTGCTCCTTAGACATATCTGCTAGATTCTCAGAGGACGGGGACTTCGGCATCTCCGCCCGCTTTCTCATGACACATCCATAGACCCCAAAGATGCCGACGAGCAAAAATCCAACAAGAAGTCCAATAGACACAGGCTCCATTTTTTACTTCTCGCGTTCATCCTGAAAGTTTCTCTCACCCTTTAAACAAAATGTCTACGCTTTCTCCTGCCTCTGCCACAGGTGGTCGCCGTCACACTCGCCGCCATGGTCCCTCCGCCAAGGCGCTCAAGCGCGTTCTCAAGTCTCACGGTCTGAAGTCGAGCGGCAAGAAGGCGACGCTCCGTGCCCGTGCCAAGAAGGCGCACCTCCTCTCCAAGGCGTAAGCCCACCTAAAGTCTATCCAATAAATAATGCTCAAAACACGACGCAAAGACACCAAACTCGCAAAGGCGAGACGTGTGTTTGCGAAAGACAGAGGCGGCGACCTGCCTCCTGACACGGATGCCAACGACCTCCTTGAGCGTAAGAAACACCTGCGTCACGTAGAACCGGTCTCGCCTCGGGATGTATTTGGAAGGAAGATAGGTGCGCGTCGCCACAGGACGCGTCGCCTTCGTCGATAAATATTTTTTCCCAGTTAGTATCATACAATCAATATGGGTGGTGGTCTTCTTCAGCTCGTCAGCTATGGTGCGCAGGACATCTACATCAGCGGCAACCCCCAGATCACGTTCTGGAAGGTGCTGTACAAGCGTCATACCAACTTCGCGATGGAGTCCATTGAGGTGACGTTCAACGGCCAGGCCGACTTCAACAAGCGCGTGACGGCCGTGATCAACCGTAACGCGGACCTGATGTACCGCACGTATGTGCAGGTGGTTCTCCCGGCGGTCGAGCTCAGCGGCACCTCGACGCTGAACCGCTTCCGCTGGCTGTCGTACATCGGACACCGTCTCATCAAGACGGTGGAGCTCGAGATTGGTGGCCAGCGCATCGACCGTCAGTACGGTGACTGGATGCAGATCTGGACCCAGCTGTCCCAGGACCAGGGCACGATTGAGGCGCTCAACGACATGCTCGGACACACGCACGACCTGGTGCTGATGAAGGACCGTCGTGGTTACGCGCTGGATGCCTCGTGCGCTGGCGCTGAGCTGACGAACACGTGCGCCCCCCGTGCCGGCACCCCGGCGCGCACGCTGTACATCCCGCTCCAGTTCTGGTTCTGCCGCAACCCGGGTCTGGCGATCCCCCTGATCGCGCTCCAGTACCACGAGGTGCGCATCAACATCGAGTTCGAGCAGTGGATCAACTGCACGTACTACGAGCTCCTGACGGGCACGCTGCCCACGAGCATCCAGTCGCTCACGGCCGCGTCGCTGTACATCGACTACATCTACCTGGACACGGAGGAGCGTCGCCGCTTCGCCCAGCAGACGCACGAGTACCTGATTGAGCAGCTCCAGTTCACGGGTGCCGAGGCGATCACGTCGAGCTCGAACAAGATCCAGCTCAACTTCAACCACCCGGTCAAGGAGCTCGTGTGGGTCGTCCAGCGCGACTCCTTCGTGGACTGCACGCCCAACCAGTCGTTCATCACGGAGGTCAACGGATGCCAGCCCTTCAACTACACGGATGACTTCAGCACGGAGGGTATCGTGATGGACGTCCTCGCCCGCGGCTCGCTCGCGACGGGTGGACTCACGGGAGCGGTTCCCACTGTTTCCGGCGACGGTCCTTCGGGCCCGTACTTCCTGGGCGGTCTTGGACAGCCTGGAGTTGGCCCGTCGCTCAACGGCGCCAGCTGGCTCGACACCAACACGGGCAACGACCAGGCAATCGTCTTCGAGGACACGACGAACTACCTACTCGCGAAGGTCATCCTCCAGTCCGGTGTGCGTTGCGAGGGCAAGAACCCGGTGGAGGTTGCCAAGCTGCAGCTCAACGGTCAGGACCGCTTCACGGAGCGCGAGGGACGTTACTTCTCCCGCGTGCAGCCGTACCAGCACCACAGCCGCACGCCGACCCAGGGTATCAACGTGTACTCGTTTGCCCTGAAGCCGGAGGAGCACCAGCCGTCGGGCACCTGCAACTTCTCGCGTATCGACAAGGCCACGCTCCAGCTGACGGTGTCCGTGAACACGGTGCGCTCGGGTCGTACGGCTCAGGTGCGCGTCTACGCGGTGAACTACAACGTGCTGCGCGTCATGTCCGGCATGGGCGGTCTTGCGTACTCCAACTAGAGACAGCCGTGTGCTCTCCAAGAAAACAGCCAAGAAATCAAAAACACAAATGCGCCTGGAATCCCAGGTAGATTTGTGGTGTAGTTATAAATGTTTAGAGGGCAGGCTGAACAGGATAAGTTCGTTCTTACAGTCTTAGACAACAGGCGCAATGGAACGTTCGTGGAGATAGGCTCGTGCCACCCAATCAATATCAATAATTCATTTCTGCTCGAAAGCAGCTATGGTTGGAATGGAATTATGATAGAGATTGACAACGCATACCTCCCGCTGTATAGGGCACATCGTCCCAATAGCGTTCATGTGATTCAAGATGCGACAACAATTAACTACAGCCAGTTATTCCAGACAAGCAATATGCCCAATTCGATTGACTACCTGCAAATTGACCTACTTGTAGAGAATAGATCTACATTGGCTACTCTGGAAAAACTGAATAATGAAGTCTTTGATGCGTATACATTTGCAACAGTGACGTTTGAACACGACATCTATAGAGGTAATTATTTTGATACGAGGGCAAAGTCACGGGAGATTTTTGCCGCACGTGGTTATGTCCGTGTGTTTAGTGATATTTCAAATGAATCAAACTCGTTCGAGGATTGGTATGTTCATCCAACATTGGTTAACATGGACTATGTTACAAAGTTGATGGAAGCAAATGGTAGCAACCCTATCAACTGGAATCGGATTAAGTATCCTCAGAAATAGAGATGATAGTTTGAGTTTACAGCATTTGTAGGGCAGGTCAAAGGAACCTCCTGCTCTATGAGCACTTTCTTTCCTATATCAAAAATCTTCACGTGATTCCAAAGCAGAAACCCGTTACGGCACTTAGGAAAAAGAGTCCTTAGATAGTTCTGTTGTATTTGAGGGTGTACTTCAGAAAAACAGTAGTTGCTAACCAGGAAGTTATCATTACCTTTGACATTGCTACCATACGTGGATGCACTCTCAAAGTAGATTGGGAATGAAGTCGTGTGGTGTGATAGATAGAGTTTCTGGAAACTCAGAGGATCATCCAAATCAATCATCGTATAGGATTTGACGGTAACTCCAAACATAGAGCTAAATGTATCAATAGCAAGAGCCAAACCACCATATCCACAACCAACTTCGACCATAGAAGGCGTCAGATTCTTAACGCGAACACAATGACTCAAAATAAGAAGGGCATGACATATATACCGCAGTGAACTTGGTGATAACAACATACCGTCAATTGAAGATAGCTTAGGAGATCCAATTTGATCATTCTTTTTACAGAACGAGAGAATAGCATCTCGGCTTACTCCATGTGAATGCAGTATTGATTCATAATACTTCTTGCCTAGCTCAGGGCTTACATGCTCAAGAATTCCTTGATAGGCTGGGTTTCCTTTGAAGTTTGATAGATCGTTTGACTTCACAATACTACGGATGTATTCACAATAGGTTTGATACATAGGTTCTATGATGTTAGCCATTGATCTCTATTATTGACAAACATGTAGACTCTTTATACGCATCGAAAAATCAGTACATACACCAAGACAGACTCCATGATCTCCCGGTGGCATTACACATATAACCTTCTCCGTTGTAGGGCTGCCAATGTTACCCCAGATATAGCCTTTACTCGTTAGGGTGTATGTATCTTTGTCGTGGAAGAAACAGTTGAACTGATCCTTCAAGTAGACAAGTGCATCCAAATTCTTACAGTGAACCCACAGTGCGTGTTGGTATGTCTCTAAAAAGGATAGAGATGTCGCATACTGTGGTCCGTCATGTCCCAGCCATAACTGTCCATCAATTCGCCACACATCAATCTCACAATCAAACCCTTCTGTTATTGCAGATATGATTGTTTCCTCCCTGTTTTCAGTTGCTGGATCGGGTCCATTCGTATTTCCGCGATGTGCAATAATCAACATACTGTATATAGGTATCCTCCTTAAAATGAAGTTAATTGTATTTGACCTGGATGGAGTCTTACTCGATTTTTGCGAGGTTCATTATGAAACGCTTAATCAAGCAATCTGCGAAGTAGCCGGACAATCATTCTCTATCTCACGAGAGGAACATGAAACCACATACAATGGACGTAGTACTCGCGCAAAACTTACGATTCTTGGAGAACGGAAGGGTTTAGCACCACTGCTGTTTGAAAAGATCTTCGCCCGGAAGCAAGAGTTAACTGCAACTGCCGTGTCTAGAGTTTCTAAATCAGCCGTTCTTTGCTCA